CCCCGACAGACACGGGGCGTTCACCACGTCACCTACCCCACGTCACTGCCTGCCACGTCCACCACCACCCGCCACGTCCAGAGACCCCCAACACCGCCGGCACCGAAGATCCACAAATCCACCCCCCCACCACCCCAAGGGGGGACCCCATGCGCGAATTTGATATTGCAGTCCCGTACGTTTGTAAATTTTTTGACCCTTTCGCGTCCTTCAAGCGCCTCCCTAGCCAGTTTTTTGCTCCGGAAGGGGTGTAAGTTGCGTAAAACCTGTACCAAAAGTCCAATTCTCAGCAAGCGTAGCGAAAAGATCTCACGTTTTGTGGATTTTCCACAGGTAAGGGAGACTTTCTTGTGAATTCTGTGGAGTTCTGTGGGTTGGTTTTCCCCACGGGTGGGGTCTATAGCCTCCCCCCACGCTTTATTGCTCGAAGCAAAGGGTGGCCGTAGCCAAGATTTCTAGCCGACACCCATAATTTGTTGTCTCACTCCACGTATCACATATTTAAGCTGTGTGGCTAACAGCAGTGGCGTTTTTTGCATGGGGAGTCGGTCCCCGTTTCCGGCCACCAATACCATTCCTGCCGCTCATGCTTTATGTGCAGGGTCTAGGTCGTGCTTGCCTCGCCTGCTTCCCAGCGGTAAGGGCTTGATCAATTGCTTTGAAAGAGATTAGCAGCTACGTGTAGCAGAAACAACCTGTTGATAAGAAATTATTTTGTGGAAAAGGGTTGACAATCCTGATCCGGTGGTATAGATTGATTCTACCCACTACAAGGAGGAAACATGGAAAGATGGGACGGAGAACAACCACAGGCTGATCCAAAGGATCGAGACATGCAGGATGGTTGCTGGCGATGACACAGGAAGAATGGATGAAATATGGATGGGAACAGGGTTTCTGTGGTCCACCGCTTTGTTTTACACACGACGGGATCCCAGCATCTCCTGATGAAGAGGAAGAGCTTGATGAAGGTCACGATCCGTGTATTCATGGCATTCGTCTCTACGACGACCGTTCTCACCGTCTAGGGGTGGAAATTAACCACTCGGAGACAAATTGGAGAGCCGAAAACAGAGGATGGACACGATGAGCAGGGACTACGGCAAATACATCCATGTTGATGACATCCCGGAGGAATTCATCCACATGAAGGAAATCGAGAACGATTACATACACATTGATGACCACCAGGAAGAAATCAAGGCTTGGGAGACCATTGCTGCAGATTTGTACGAAGCTGTCAAGTGTTTACAAGAAGTACTCGAAGACAAGAGCGAATGCGGCCCATGCCAGGGCGCTATTCAGAGATACAAGGAGGTAGCAGATGTCTGATCCATTTGAAGTCCAGCGAGCAATCCGTAACGCAACGGAGCGAGCAGGTGACTACAGACATAAGCATTACCAAATAGCCCCCTCACTAAATGACGGTCCTTACTGGCATAAGCGCTGTCTGGAGTTAGAAGAAGAGCTTTTAAAGTACCGGCGTGAATCGTGGCGGCTACGCGATGAATTACTCGATCTAAGGGAAGCTATTTCAAAAGTTTTGGAAAGGAAGCAATGAGTGCAGCACCACAACCAGTACTCCCGTTTAATCCAATTGAGCGCTTTTTTGGGCGTCCTGAGTATAACGACACTGATCTTGCAGTGGTTATTGGGGTAGAACGAACATCTATCGAGCGGTGGAGACGAAAAGGAATTCGCTTCTATGTTGCGGATAAGCTCGTCACCCGGCTAGGATACCATCCATCATACTTCTGGCCAGACGAATACTGGACTACACCTTTAGGAGAACAATGAACAACATCACCATCGTAGGCAATATGGGTTCGGACCCTGAATTGTCCTTCACCACGAACGGCAAAGCTAAGGTTCGCTTTAGTGTCGCCGACACCCGTGAGGTCAACGAAAAGAAGGAAACCACATGGCACAAGTGTGTTGCGTGGGGTAAAACTGCTGAGAACATCGCTTCGCTGTTCACTAAGGGCCAGCGCGTCATCTTGAGCGGTCGCTACAAGATGGACGAGTACACCACAAAGACCGGCGAGAAGAAGCAGAACTTAGAGGTATTGGTTGACGATTGTGGGCAGAGCATTCGCTTTGATCTGCCCAATGCCGACCGCCCAAGCTTCTCAAAACCCTCTGCCCCACAATCGAGCATGTTTGAAGATGAAGAGCCGTTCTGATGTTTTCAAACAAGACGCCGCTTGTAAAGGACACGGGCCTGATCTTTGGTTCCCTTCTGAACCACAAGGTAAAGACTTTTTTGCACACGCACGTGCAATTTGTAATGAATGTCCAGTCAAAGTTGACTGCCTAGAATACGCATTAAGTTTTCCGTCAGTAGAAGATACTGCCGGGATGTATGGAGGATTATCACCATGGCAAAGGGAAACCATTCGCCAGAACCGTTCGATGAAGATACGTACCACCGACAGCTCGTATGGGAGGAGTTCCTACAACGGGCCGTCGACGCGGGTAACAAAGCAATCGAGTGGTTCGAGCTTGCCGACTACGCAGACGACGGACTCATTTCTGAAAGCGAACTTGAGGAAATTTATAACGACAGATGGAGCTCAACAGGCAACGTTGTTATCGCCGCATACAACTTCTTGTGGCCAGAGATTGAAGCAATGGCAACAAAGCTGGGAGTCCCATTCCAGCCCGAAATTATGGAAATCGACGGTTTCGAAGATGACAACTGAATACACAACCCCCAAAGAAACAAAATTGCTTCTTGGATCCACTAAAGCAGCACCGGATACTGAAATTACAGCTAAAGCACTTGCTGGCGTTTTGGCTGCCGGGTGGCCTGATCCATTACCTGAACACATTGCATCTGCTATCTTTATGGGGTGTTCATATGTAATGAACCTGGGTAAGATCGCATTCGATGCCGGAACCCTAAGTCCGGAAGAAAATGCAGCTATTCAGGGCGTTGCAGAGTTGTCCATGCAAATTTGGAAAAATATCTACGACCAGGTGAAACAATGACCGAAGACGAACTACGGGAGAAGAAGTTAGCAAACATCATTCCCTATGCTTTTACACCAGAGAATGCAGCAGAAAACGCACGTAAGTCTGCTAAAGCTCGTCGTGAAAACAAAGAGAAGTCCCAAGTGGTTCGTCAAGGTTACTCAAAAGAGATCATTACCGCACAGGAACAGCTGAAGAAGCTTGGTCTAACTAAGCTAAGCGAAGATATTTCTAGAGAAGATCTTCCTAAAGTATCTATCGCTATCATGATGGACCACGCTCTTCGCGTTCTTGGCGGCGAATGGGAGATCAAGACAGCAGAAGAAGCTACAAAGATCGCAAAGGTCTGGCATGACATTCTGCGCCTTGAAATGAACCAGGCAACAACAATCTCCGGAACACAGTCGGATACCCCAGAAGGACGTCAGAGTCGATTGGAAGAACTGCGCCTTGAGGCAAAGCGCCGCGTTGAGGGTGGTTTGAGGGCTGTCGCCGGTGATGCATGAGCCATCTATTATCCGACGATGAGTTTAATCAGCTCAGCACTAACGAGCAAGATGAGTATCTTGAGCTTCTTGAAGAAGATCTTTCGGCGTGGTCGCTCAACGGCAACGAACGTCAGATGCGCGCAAACCTACTCCTCAGCAAAGTCGACTGGCTCTTATACGGTGGTGCTGCCGGTGGTGGAAAATCTGAACTCCTTGCCTACCACGTACACGAGCTCAGTAAAAGGTTTCCAGGTCACAGAAGTCTACTTATTAGAACATCGCTACCGGAACTAAGACGATCTCTTATTATTCGTACCCAGGTACGCTACGCACAGATCGAAGTCGACGCCACACTGCGCTCCGTAGACAACGTTAAAGCTTGGTGGTACGACAATGGAAGCATTATTGAATACGGTTACTGCGCCCGCGATGAAGATGTTGGGCAGTTCATGTCTGCTGAGTATGACTTTATTGGTTTTGATGAGGCTACGCAGTTCACGCCGTACCAAATGTTGATGATCTCCGGTCGTCTTCGTACTAGCAAAAAAATGGCTGCATCGGGCGTTAGAACACATGTTATGTTCGCTACCAACCCTGGAGACCGTGGACACACGTTTTTGTACCAGATGCTGGTAGGACCTACACAGTATGGAAAGTTCGCCGTTGTGTATGATGTGTCAAACGGATTTGAGGATCCACCTATTGTAAGGTTGGTCGAGATTCCGGATGACTTGGAGGAACTTGAAAAGCTCGAAATTGACCACGATCCAAACAATCATTTGGTTGTTGCCTTTGTTCCTTCTACCGTTGTTGATAACCCGTTTATTGACCCGACGTACAAAAAACACCTCTCAATGCTCCCAGAAACAGAACGTAGACAAAAACTCATGGGGGATTGGGACACGTTTACGGGGCAGTACTTCGTGGAATTTCAACGTGACGTTCACGTTGTACCCCCGTTTCCCATACCGGATTCATGGCAAAAATATCGAGGTGTTGACTTCGGAACAGCCAACCCTTTTTGCTGCCTCTGGGGCGCGGTCGACCCGGCTGACGGGACTATGTATATATATCGGGAGGCGTATGCTAAAGGTCTCACTGCAGCAGAGCAGGCCCGGACTATCAAACGGCTATCTGTATCTCACGAAGAGCGAGCCGAGAATTATGTTATGACCGTTGGTGACCCGTCGATGTTCAACAACACAGCCGGTACAGGCACTACGGTGGCTGGTCAATACAACAACAATGGCGTAATCCTTACCAGGGCTAAGAACCAACGCATTGGTGGCTGGCAGAACGTTCGACGTTATTTGGGACCCAGCCCAGTAGACAAGGTTGTAAGATTGAAGATCTTTGATAACTGCGTTAACCTGGTTAGAACCCTGCCGATGATGCGCCACGCAAACACGAACCCAGAAGATCTCGATACCAAAGACGAAGATCACGCAGTTGACGCCCTTCGGTATTTATTGGGGTGTCGTCCCTATGAGGTCCAAAAACGCGCATCTAAGAAGTATTCTGAAGGTGCAGAGGGTCGCGTCCAGAAATACATGGAGCGATTGGATAAAATGTCAAAAAGAAAGACGAAGAGCTGGTAATGCTAAGAGTTGAACATTATTTATATTTGCCCGGATGCTGTTGGTCATGCCGCAGCGTTAATCTACCGACAATCGACACAGGCATTGACCTAGACGGTGCAAACTCTCCAGACGACCCAAATCCGTCCGCAGTCACCAGAATTTACATTTGTGCTGATTGCGCTATTGAAATGTCCCGGATGGTGATGGATGCCCGCAATTTAGATCTAGTTGATACCGGAACAACCAACGTTTTAAATGAAATGGTTCAGACGCTAAGCGAACAAAACGTTCAGTCAGCCGCAAGGATTGAAGAACTAGAGAACGCCCTGCGGGTTGTCAAGTCGATCCCGGCCGCCCCAGAAGAAGCTCCGGCTGCAAAGGCTTTCAAAGTAGCCACACCAAAGGAAGTTAAAAAATGATAGTATTGTCTGCTATAGCCTTGGGTTTACTTGGGGTTGTAATTTGGTTGGTTCGTGAGAACCGGAGATTGACACAGATGGTAATTTCACGACATACAGGCGACTTCACGGCTATGGTACGTGCTGAAAAGAAACAAGCCGCCATCAAGAAGGATAAATCCAAGGAAGATGGGTATCACACTTGGCGTATCCCGTCTGAAGGAGTAGCACCGTGAAACCCTGGGAACCGCCTTCAGCTGCCGATGTTGTTAGCATGTGGCAGAAAGCAGACCAATATCTCGTAAAAGAACGACGAGACTATTGGATGAACGCTTCTTATTACGCTTCGCACCAGTGGATTTGGTGGGATTTTACTCGCAATATCGTACAGGAACTCGATTATGCTAATGAAGCTGAGCGCGGGTCCCGTATTACTATCGACAAGTACGGGCCACGTTGCCGCAGCTTGCTTGCTCGACTTACCCGTGCTGAGTTAATCTGGGAAGTTCAGCCAAGCGGTATGGATGACTCGTCTATGCGTCGTCAACGACTTCAAGAACAGATCCTGTTTGCAGAGCAACGGCACAATGACTGGGAAGAAATTCGTGAAATGGCGTTGTTACAGACACTTTTTGGTGGTGCAAGCGCTATTGCTGTTGATTGGGACCCCGACAAGGGCGAAGATTACATGCTTGATCCTATTTCGCAGATTTCCGTACCTACGGGTGGTATTCGACTTACCCCACTGGGAATCAACGAATTCACCCTTGAACCGGGTACACAAAACGAAAAAGATGCTAGATGGTGGATTCGGTGCACAAGCCTTCCACCAGAACAGGTTCAGGAGGCTTACGGACTTGAAGAAACACCACAAGCAGATGCTGAGGCTATGCTTTCTAGCCGCCACCGCAGCATTTTGCTACGCCGTCCTGGCGGAGCGCCGCCGCGAACAACACTCGTCTACGTGTACTATGAACGGCCCACCTCGCGTGGTCCGGGATGCGTAATTCACGTAGTAAACGGCAAGATTGTATTGATGGAAGAACAATGGCCGTTCCCATTCAAACATCTCAATATTGCGTTGTTCAGGCAAAACAAGATCCCTAATAGCTGGGTAGGACATACCCTTCTTACCCCCGCTCGCGATGTTCAGTACGCATACAACCGCGCCCGGTCAACGATTTTGGAACACATGCGTAAGGCTGCAAACGCTCGATTGATGATCCCATCGGGATCTGTAGATGATGCAGACAGCATTACAATCGATCCAGCAGATACGCTTGAATACAACAGCGAAATTGGTGAGCCGCACTGGCAGATGGCACCGGAAGTTCCACGATGGATTTCTGGCGAAGCTCAGCAGTTGGAAATGGAACTTGATGACATTTTCCATACCCACCAAACAACGCGAGGCGAAGCACCTGGCGACCGCAACAGCGGCCTTGCTTTGTCATTGCTGGCTGAAAAAGACGACACACCGCTTGGACCAATGGCTAAAGACCAGTCTCACGGTTGGGGCAAGATTGCCGAAATGGCGCTTTTGCTTTACCGTATGAACGCTGAATCTTCGGGTCTAACACGCAAGGTAATTGTTCTTACAGAACAGGGCGTTCCACACCAGGTTAGCTGGTCGGCAAAAGATATTGATGATCGACCTATCGTTCTCGTACCTATTGACGCAACAATGCCACGCAGCAAGATTGCAACACAATCTATTCTTACCGGCCTTGCCCAGCAGTTCCCGATGGTTTTCCAGAACGTCGATGCCCGCGCATTGACAAAGATGCTCGATTTGCCAGATCCAAAGCAGTTCCTATCTCAACAAGACCCGGACTCAGCCAAGGCAGAATGGGAAAATGGACTACTTATGCAGGGTGTTCCGGTTATCCCAGAAGACTTCGACATGCACGACATTCACGTTGCCGTTCACAACTCGGAACGTAAATCACCAGCGTATGAACTTGCTGATCCAGAAATTAAGCAGATTATTGACATGCACGTCATGGCCCACATGCAGTTCATGTCTAACGAATTTGCAGCCAGCATGGCTCAGTCAGACCAGGTTGCAATGGGTGAACCGGTAGACCCAGGCATCTCTGCAGCACTGGAAGCTGGAACAGGTTTGCCTCTTCCGCAAATGGATATGGCATCACAAGAACAAATGGATCTCGACGAAGCAGTAGGGTCCATGCCGCAAGATCTTGGCATGATGATGCCAGGAAACGCTCAACAACCGCCTATGATGGGTGGAATGACAGGAATGGAAGGAATGTAAATGGAGATTGAAAATACCAATTTCTCTGATTACGTAACAGAACCAGCAGTAGAATCTGCTCCAATTGAAGAGGCACCTTCCGGTGACGTAAATTGGGAGGAACGATACCGTTCCGAGGTGCAAGACAGAATCAAGGAACGCGAGCGCTACAAACCAATTCGCCAGGTTTTTGATCAGATGCACCCAGACGATGCCATTGCAGTGCAAGGTTTTGCTCAGGCGTGGGCATCCGGCGACCAAGATACCGCTATTCAGTGGATGGTCGATAATGCAAAGACTCTTGCAGGGGACCGTTTTTACGAGATTGCCGGGGTGAACAACCGTGGACAAAACCAACAGGACGTATACGAAGAGGCAATTTATGACAGCCGACAAGCAAATCTCACCCCTGAACAGGTAGCTCAGGTTGTCGAAGAGCGCATGGCCGCCTTCCAGCACGAACAAGTTGTATATCAGTACGAGATCGAGATTGAAGAAACACTGCAAGAAGCTGGTTATGACCCCAGTAGCCCACTTGCTATCGCTGCAATTTCAGCAGCACAACAGCGCCCGGACTTGGATCTAAAAGCTGCTATTGCAGATATTGAAAACCAAATTCTTACGCAAGCTCAATCGATTGTTCAGCGCCGCCAAAACCCATCTGCCGGTATGCCTTCTGCACCACCAAACGGTGTAGCACCGATCATGGACGCTGGCAATATGTCGCCGCGCGATCGAGCTATGGCTCGCTTGGGTCAACAAGGACTTTAGGTCACTTGACAACGCACTAGTTGCGTATAAGATATATGTATCTGTTCTGGATGGTTCAGATGTAACATAGTCACCACAAAGGCACGTTGGCAGAAGCCACGCGCCCCGATGTTCGGAGAACTAGGGATCGCCAGGTAGTGGGTCTAACAAACTCAATCCAACAACTCAACAATTAAGGAATATTAGACATGCCCGCAAGTCTTTCCACGGTTGATGCAATCCTCAAGGACGACTACAAGGATTACATCGATCAACTCAACCAGGCCACGTTTCTTCTCTCGCAGATCGAAACGCGCCGCGACACCGTTACAGGCCGTATCGCCCGTCACGCAATCCACCTCGGACGTTCATCCGGCGTTGGCGCTCGCGGAGAAAATGGCACTCTCCCAACAGCAGGAAACCAGGCGTACGCTACGGTCCCAGTACCAGTAAGGTACGTTTACGGCCGTATTCAATTGTCCGGTCCAACAATCCGTCAAGCAGTTACAGACCGTGGCGCTTTCGTTGACGCACTTGATGCAGAAATGAGCGGT